GGAACTTTTATCTTGCGAAGATCTAGGTTTATTGGCTTCTTGGTTAAACCCTTTCCATAGACCAGTTCTAAAGTTTCTCCTACAGATCTTTCTCGTAGTTTGACAAACAGATATTCTGCTTCTCCTAGAGAGATCGAACTCAAGTCTAAATCCTCAAAGCAATTCTCTAGAATATTTTTAATCGCTCTTAGCACATCTACTTCATTTCCTTCTTCAGAAACTAGCAGTAGAGTCTTTTCTTCCTTCACAAGAAAAGGTCTAAACGATAATGCCTTATCAGTAGAAGGCAGTTTTACACTATAATCGGGTAATTCCGATCTCAACAATTCACCTAACTTCATTACTTAATCCTTTTTTATTCTATAGTTAATTCAAAATCGCGGAACGAGAATGATACGCTTCCTGTTTGATATGAGTTTGTAGAAGACATATCAAGTTCAAGACCATTTACAGACAGAGGAAACACATCATTCAATTTATATTTGGTTACTTTGGCGTCTGTTTCTGCCCTACTACGATAATCAATTTCAATTTTCCCTACGATATCGTCATAGTAACCTGCTCTGTCTCTACTATTAGATACGACTACTTCAGTCCAGTCCATGAGGTATTGATGTAGTTCTTGATTGTATAGGTAAGTCATCTCAAAATCACCACTGTAGAGACGAGCGTATGGAATATTGTAAACTGGACCCCAAAGGGTTTTCTCATCAGATGCAATTCTCTTTGTTGGAGTGGTACAGGTTAAGGCATGAAAATCTCCTTCTGCCGTACTGAATGTACCTAAACCAGAACCTCCTGGCGGAGTAATCATAATATCAAAAGTATACTTGTCAAAAATTTGACTAGGAGTTTTTGATCTAGCAGATGTTGTTCTAAATGCTTTGTTTCTAGCGTCTGCGGCCGCAGCACGATCGCTGGCATTGGTTATTAGACTGAGATCGAATTGAAATCCTGACATTAGTTTTCTCCGTAGTATATAGGCCTTATTTCGAGAAAATGTCTAGTTCAGTGATCACGATAAACTCCCAACCCTTCTTTTCGCAGTATTCTTTTGCTGCTTTCCATTTAGCCATATTTGTTTCGTAGGTCATACACTCGCGGAGGTAGTTCCTAGTTTTCTTTTTAGGTTGCTTTGGTGGTTTGGTTTGCTTCTCTGGTTTTACTTCCACGACAAGGGTCTTTACCTCTCCGTTTTCATCTGCCTTCTCAAGGATGAAGTCGGGGTAGTATTTGTGGTTCTTCCTATCGACAGGGGAGTAGTATGGAACGTATAGTTCTTCAGAACCCCATCGAATAATTTTAGTGTTCTCGTCTAGAAATCTACATACTCTTCTTTCCCACAAAGAACGGCAGATTATATTGTTTGGGTTACCTATATACTTTTGAGGATTTTGTGGTGAGTATTTTGTTTTATACGCCATGTTTTATCTTTCGCTAAAGGACTTTAGATGCCATACGGACAACAAAACCAAACACCTTCTCTGTCATATCCACTTAATGTTTTGAGTTCTGAGGCTCCCTTTTTATCTATAATAGCCAAAGAGTATCAAACTTTGACTCAGGTTGCATCTGGCAGTGGAAGTGGTCCTATTATAGAGTATCGACTCCTCATGCCTCAAACAGTTCAATCCAGCGACAATCTATCCTACGAACAACAGAGTGTATTAAAAGGAAAGGCTTTTGCTGAGGCTATTTCAAGTGGAGGCACTGATCTTGGAGGCTTTGTTAATATAGCACAAGGGATGATTCCCGATCCACTTGATGTTAGGGGTTCTTTGCAGGCTGCGATGGGTAGATCATTTAACCCAAAAGAAGAACTATTGTTCAAGAGTCCTGATTTACGAACTCATACTTTTACATTTAATATGTTTGCAAAGAATAAACAAGAAGCAGAAGAAATCGCAAACATAATCAAATCACTTAGAGAAAACGCATATCCAGCCGTGAATGCTACTATAGATACGGGTTCCGAAACCGCAAATAAGGTTATCGATCTGTTCACTAAGTCGGGCGGAAATATTTTTAAGTCCCCCAAACAATTTTCCGTAGAGATGCACCCCGGTGCAGGAAGAAATGCCTTTCCTCGTATCAGCGATGCCTTTTTGACGAGCATCTCAACTAACTATGCAGGAAGTGGTAGAGTTTCTCTCACTCCTGACGATTACTTTCAGGGCATAGAATTGACTCTCACTTTCCAAGATATCAGAATTTCTACAGCAAAGGATATCAACCCCGATGTTTAATTCAAGTTTTCCTAAAACAACATACACCTTTTATCCAAACGGAGTAAATGGTCCTAGTGCTGATGTCAAGGAAGTAGTTGACATTATGAGACGGGTGAGATTCTTGGATACTTTTGGTGCAGTCAAAAACTATAAAACATATACAATCAAGGCAGGAGAAACTCCCGACGTTGTATCTACTAAACTATACGGCGATTCAAACTGGTATTGGTTGATTATGCTCTTCAATAACTTGAGCGATCCATTCACGGATTGGCCTAGAGATGGTTATGATCAGATTATACCTGCTGTCAAAGAAGATACCGTTCACTACCTTCCTGGCGGAACAGGTTCATATGAAGAACTAAATCCATACAAGGTTGGTGATCAAATTGTTCGTGTTACTGCCTCTGGTACATACGATGAAGACAATCCTTACTCGTCAGTGATCACCAGAATAAGACCTAATTTCTTTGGTATTGATTTAAGTATTCCTGCCTCTAGTGGAGTCAGACTAAGTGCAGGAGAGACGTTTGGTGTGAACAACAACGGCACCATTGAAAACATAAATCCAGTTTCTCGCGTAGAGAATCCATCTACAACAGTGGATCGATTTGAAACACAAGATGGTAGAAATCTTTCACCATTCACATGGAGAAGTGGTATTGATACCCCCATTGAAAAAATACTGGATCCTACCGCTAATGGTGCGCCTTTATCTGAATTAACAACTACGTTGATATATGAGTGGATTGAGGGTACTGAATTTGCTCAACAATATATGCGAACTTTGATTTATTCATTTGAAGATAGATCAGATTCAGTAAGAGAAATAAAGGTGTTTCCTGATGAGTTGAAAGATGCAGCACTTGCAACTATGGTTTCACTTCTTGATCAGGCTCCATCTGGAGGTAGGACATCGGTCATTCGTTCGGCAAATACAAACAATTTATCATTGATATAAGCAGGAGTTTTCATGAGTAATTCGGCATTCAAGGGTGGTATATCACAAGTAGAAATTGGTACTGATGATTCCGTTATAGGTAATGGTTCTAGTGTGGTTGTGGATACCAACCGCGATATACTCGCTCTCGACTTTAGTGAAGATATGTTTCGTAACTCGATGTCTGGTGCTATTGCGATTGCCAATGTCACAGGGTGGGATGGTCAACTAGGTGGTGTTCAGGGAACTGAGTGGGTTACAATCACATTCAATGCAAAACAGTATGTTGATGGTGAAGAAAAACCCTATACTGTTACACAACGTTTTAAAGTGTATAAGGTAGTAGAGAAACAAGATGAAACAAATCAATTAACAGTTTACATCTTTCATTTTACCACATATCAATTTCTCATCGACTCCTTAAAATTTGAGGATCATCTCAGCAACAGACACATCGGACCAATTGCTAGCCAGTCTGGTGAGGGTACAGGTTCATTGACGAACCAAGATTATGGATTAGTAAATAAGATTTTTGATGTTGCTGGATTTGAACTGGACATCGGCACTCAGGATGAGGATCCACTAGACATTGAACCAACTGCAAACTGGATCAACTATGTGCCTGGTTATCTCGATGACAGAAATACACCCGACGTTATGGGAGAGGGTTACTTCTTAGGGATCGACACACAGGGAATCTACAACAACAGTGAAAACTCAGAAGCAAGACCCAGAAAGGTTTTTGAATTACTGAATGAGTTAGCAGAAAACGCCGTAGCACAAGAAAATTCAAACGCTGCAAACTTCTTTGTTTGGCATGATCTTAAAGGATGGCACTTTAGGTCTGTCGATAGTTATCTTCGTGGTAGAGAACAGGAAGTTGATCAAGTTTATTCTTACGATATTTCAGGGCCTAACTCTGATTCGGAAGTAACAAGAATTATTGAATTGAATGTATTGAAGCAAGTAGATTATATGGATTTGCTCAACAAGCAAGCCTTGTCTTCTAAGGTTGTGTATTATGAATTGAATCCCGAAGAGCCTTTCGCTGCGTACTATGCAACACTTCCTTCGAGTCTAGGTGGACTACAAAAAGTAATTGGTCCGTCTGGTTTGGATTCTTCAATAGGAAATACCGTAATAGAACAGCAAGCAGTGGTTGAGGGTAGTCTCGAATATGATTATCTGAAGGATAGAGACAAGTGGAACAGCGTAGAGACTTACCCTATAATTCGTTCTGAAGATAAGCAATTTACGAATTACACCAAACCCAGTTTCCTTGAAGTTCCACCAATTTATATGGCCCAAGGCATTGGTCGTAACAGTTGGTTTGGAACTTCCTCGTATGATTTGAATGCGGATTGGTATGGTTGGTATAATTCAAGTTATCGCACAATCAATTCATTCTATCAAACAAATCCACACGAATTCTTCAAGACAAAATTTGCAAGACAAAGTGATTTGTCTGGTGAGAAATTTAGAATAGTTCATGATGACATAAAACTGCCTATCATTGAAGCACTGAAAGAATATTATCTTGCTTGTTTGCAGAGACTATACTATGAGCATAACTTCATAATAGACAGCGGTCTCAACTCACTAGAGTCTGGTGAGGGGACACTCGGTAGAGGTCCAAATCAAGAGTTTTGTGAATTTTGTTCTAGTAGAGAAGAAATCCTTGCATTTTATAATTCATCTATATCACAAGAAGATAGAGATATAATTTTTGATTTTATAGAACAAAATGAGATCACAGATCAGAATACGATTGATAGAATTATTTTAGGTGAAATAAGACCTACACAACTAGTAGGACGTTTACCTAATGATTTTTATTCTATCTATGGTAGATTTTTAACTTGCACTTCTCCGGCAAAGGATCCAAGATATTTCATGCTCGGAGGACTTTCAGAGGGAACGTCACAGGGTGGTAATATTATCAGTTTCGAGGAAAAGAACGAATACTTTGATAATATACCAGATATCGAAATAGATCAAGTTCCAAGACTTTCGTCTGAGTATATTGGTCAGTCTTATCCCCGATGCGAAAATCAAGAGCCTCTTCTTCCATACAATGGCGATCCAGTAGACTGCGAAACACTGAAAGAAAAATGGAACAATATACCATCAGAGTGTGGTTTAATTACGCAGTATCTTGGTAAAGAATATGTTTCTCCAAATATTCGGGGTGTTCATGGCGATCCAATCAACTGGTATAATAGTATGTTCTGGAATGGTTACTGGGTAAATCCTAGATTTGGATTACCTAATATAAGAAACTTTAGAAGATTCTTTGCTAATCAAGATTATACGGTTCCACAAAAAGAAACATTCAAGCAATTCTTTGAGAAAGATCTGTTCCTGAAAGACTTTGCAGATACACTACCTGATAGTTTTGGATCACAGGGCGTGATAGCAAATCTTAGTAGTTACATTTCAAATTCGTACAGTACATTCTACTTCTACAATTACGACTACTATGGCAATACAATAAGTAGTCTCTTCACTGAGGGTGTTCCAGCACATTATATTACAATATCTGGTTTAGATTTTGATCTAACCGAATTGACTAACATTCCTTCTGATCCAGATCCAGAGACAGGAGAAGTTATTGAAGAAGGAGAGGGGTCTACTAGAACGTTTGAAAGAAATCCTGAGATTATATATGACGACAATCCCAAGTATAGAATGGTATCAGATTGTGCGATTCCTCAACTATGTGGACATAGTAATGTCGCCGAAGAGACCATTTCAGTTCCTACCATTAAGAAATTTAAATTAATAAGACCCGGAGATCGTAGTTCCTTTAATGTTGAGAGTTATGAAGTCGAAGAACTAAATGTTAGATGGCCAGCAATTTGGACTAGAGGAAATCCATATTCAATCGGTACGATTAATACAATTCCTGTTTCGTTGTCTCAAGATGGTTTAACTGACTTCCTTCGTCAGTTTAGCGTAGGTGTTGCTAATCTAGATTTTTCTGATGATTTTCTAGAAAATGATCAGAGGACACAGCCTGTTGCTGCCATCGCAGACACCCTAAACGAAATTTACTTGAATGGTAATTATTTTCCCAATCAAAATCTACAATTGTATGATCAGTCTCGACCGATTTACAATGCAAAAGATTGGCAGAACTTCCAAGATTGTAATGGTACATGTGTCGGTGTAGACAATACAGTAACAGACACAAGTAAGTCTGTCGAATATGCCAAGTATTGTTCTTATGCTTGGAACAGATATTGGTCAACACCAAAAGAACAACCAGTATATCGAAGGGCGCAGGTTGCTCTCATCCAAGCACAGGAAGTAGAAATAACAGTACCAAACGACATGGATATGTCTGTAGGAAAACTCGTTGGTATTCGGATGCCTCGATCAACTTCAAATATGCCTGAACCAGGCGAAGTTGGTGAGGTTTCCAAAGTTAATCCGATATCAGGTAAGTATCTAGTCACAGGGATTCGCCGAGTATTCGATTCAGACAATAATGCTTCAATGAAACTAAGATTAAATAGAGACAGTTTACCATACGATCCATCAGCATAAAGGCATACATAAGATATGGCTACAACAGATAAGTTTAGATATTCTGACCTCGATTTTAACTTTGCAAAATCAGCAACGAAAGATGTCGCTCGTAAATTTGACAACAATGCAATCAAACAGGCTTTGAGAAATGTGGTGCTGACTAATTTTTATGAAAGACCGTTTCGTCCCTCTCTTGGTGCTAATGTAGTTTCCAAACTTTTTGAACAGCCATCGCCTGGTATGTTGTCAGAAGTCCGAAGTCAGGTTAGGGATGCTATTGAAGTATTTGAACCACGGGTTACTCTAAGACAAATTTTAGTTGACTATAACGATGTCATCCAAGAATTGAAAGTAGAAATTGAATATAGTTTTTTAGATGATGAGGACACAATAGAAATAACTTTAGAAAGAGTAAGATAATGCCAGATTCTTATATCAACCTTAGTAAAACAGATTTTAATCAGGTGAGAACATCTCTCACTGATTTTATAAAAACTAAAGCAGAGTTTAGTGATTACGATTTTAATGGATCGGCTCTATCTACGCTAATCGATCTTCTGGCATACAACACAACTTTCTTTTCAACCTACACAAACTTCCTAGCAAACGAAAGTTTCATAGACTCAGCACAAAAGAGAGATTCTCTAGTTTCTCTTGCAAGACTCGTTGGATATACACCAAAATCTAGAATTGCTGCCAGAGCCGAACTAAACGTAACGGTTAGCACTGGTACTTTAATAAAGGCAGGTCGCGTATTTAAGGGAAGTGATACTGGTTTTAACTTCATAGTAAAAGACGATATTGAACTTGGAACTAGCACTGGGACAATCACAGTATTTCAAAATTCATCTAGTTTAAAAACATCAAACACCACTTACTTTAATGGTGCAGTCACAGTTCCTGAGACTGCCGATATATCCTCCCTGAAAGTAACAGTTGGTGGAGTTGAATTTAGTAAGGCAGATAGAATCTCTGTCTTGTCTGCTTCGTCTCAAGTGTATTTTGTTGATCCAATTTACTCTGGAGCATATGAAGTTTCATTCGGTGATGGTAACTATGGAGTCGCAGTTCCTGAAGACTCTAATGTTGTCGTTGAGTACCTGACCCCAAATGGAGTCAACAATGCAAATGGAGAAAAAAACTTTACCAGCGAACCTGTTAGTGGTCAACCTACCATCACAATCAATGAAGTAGTAACTCCTTCATTCGGAGGTGCCGAACGAGAGACTATTGAAAGCATTAGAAGAAATGCTCCATCATACTTCCAAGCACAGAACAGAGCAGTTACAGCAGAGGATGCCGAGATTGTGTTCAAGGTAGAAAACCCCGAAGTCTTTGATGCCACTGCATGGGGTGGTGAGGATAATAATCCTCCTCAGTATGGTAGATTATTTTTAGCCTGCGTCAGAGATGCCGAGGGTAGCACGTTCAGTGACAAAGAACTATCGGTTTTTGGTGCAAAACTACAAGAGAAAACGGTAGTCGGTATTCTTCCTGAGTTTGTCCAACCAACATGCTACAATATCGATGTTCTTAGTGGCGAAATCATATTTGATAGATTGGTTAGTGTTGATGGATCTGGTTTGAACGCAATAGTCTCTAGTAAAATCAGAGAGTATGATCCCGCTTGTGGATTTAGAAATGTATTTCCTTATTCTACGATTGTATCAGAACTTGTAAATGAAAATAGTGCGATTAGATCTGTGGACTTTAGTGTAGAACTTTCTAAGACCTTCTTTGGATATGAATATCCAAATGCAGATTCAGACAACAGAAACCTCTACATCTCTTTTGCCAATAACTTAGTAAAAAATCAAGTCAGCGGAGAGTTCCAGTTGATTAGTGATCCTAGATTTGTAGATGCTGATGAGAACGTAGGATATATTGATGATGATGGAAATGGCTTCTTGAGATTCTTTATTCTAGAAAACAATACAAGAAAATATATCAACTATAGAATAGGAACAGTTGATTATCTCAAGGGTAATTTAACTGTGCTGGGTGTTACGGATTGGGACTCTTCACGATCTGATCTGTTCCTTAGAGCAGTACCCAAAAGCAAGGCAGTTCAAGCCCAAAAACAAGCAACCTTTAGTTTAGGGGTCATCGATCAATTGGATGTTAACGTATGATCAGTACTACTAATCTAGAATT